TTTAATTTTTGGTTCAAGTTCTTTATGCACCTGTACTATGTCCTCGTACCAGAATATAAGCCCCTTGTAATCTTCACTATCAAAATAAAGGTCACCTATTACGCTAGGTGACCATTTATACTCCCTGACAACTGAGCGTATCATGTTGTCTATTGATTCTTGATCTACAAAAAAAATATCGCGATCGATTGCGCTACCCTTTTATCCGAACTGTCCAATATGGTGATGATGTTTTTTGGCTGAGTTGTAAGCGCACAAATCAAAGCGTTTATCCTTCCGTCTACATCGGTAGGTTTGACACCATTTAAATGTGGGTGTAAAATGGCATCGTTCATTCTAGACCTGAAATCTAATTTTGTTATCCCCATATTTTCAGGGAACAATAAGTTTAGAGTCAAAACATTGGTGTCCTTATTCAGCGTTAAAGAACCATCCATAAACGCTTCAACAAGCATATCAACAGAAGCTTTGTTTTCCTCACGTTGAGACTTTTTGATTTTCTTTTTATCTAACCAAGAATTGATTTCTTGGTTAGCCAATTCGCGAGGTAACACATTCTCTTCTGTGCCTATTCCGTTTTTTGCTTCTAACATAAATTAATTTATTAACCTACAATTTTTTTGAACTGTCCGCCCTCCACTCTCAGTTGAAAAGTAGATTGGTTTACGTTGCCTTCGAAGTCGCCAACAGGCTTACCCGAACCACCGTAAACGGTACCGTTGATGATTGAGAATGTCCAATCAGCCGGAACGGGATGTGCAGAAAGCGCCACCATTTTTTCAAGCTCTTGGCCTGTGTTCTGGTCATTTGCCACCAGCACATTAAAGAAGCCTCTACGTCTGTTCTTCTGCCAAATGGGGGTACCTCCACCATCAATCATGTTCTCATCGCTGGCGGTCGTTACTCCACCAGGGAAATACGTATTGTCCTCTCCTGCTTTTGGAAATAGAGTACCAGAACCCAAAGTGGGGTGGTTATACGTTACTTCAATTACGTCTCCGCCTACGGCCATAATTTTATTTATTATAAGTTCCTTGTACTTCTCTTAACTTTCGGTCTTCTGCTCTTTTTTGAATCCACATTAGGGCTTCATCTAGCTTTGTTATAGCTATGGCCGTTTCTCTAGTGGCTAACTCACCTACATTCACGCTTTCAAGATATGTCTTAGCGGTTTTGATAAGTGTTTCAGTAAATACACCAGACTGCCTAAAAACATCAGGGTTGCTTTTATCACCTTTACAAAAGAGAATGGCAATTCCTTCTCCGTCCTCAATGCCATTCTCAGTTACCTGATAAGTAGGCACTTCATAAATAGCACCTTCTTTAATGGTGGTTATTGCTTGTGGATGCTTCATAAACTAGTTTAATGTACCAAAATTAAAGCCTGCCTCTGCGGTTGTTGACGCAATTCTAACAACCCCGCTTCGCTTATAACGAAAGAATGTTTCGAGTCTGTCAGGATTGACAGTAGAAATATTAACCTCTAAGCTTTCCAGCATAAAAGGAGCGTCTACAATCAAGGCTCTCTTTACAAGATCTTCGCCGTACTTGGATACAATCTGTACCCACTGCTTAGGCTTCACCACATTGCTTGCGCTTACTACATCATCGTCATTGGCAATGGCGTGGTCAATCACGTTTATTTGCTCAAGCAAATAATAGCCGTAACGCACGTTAAAATCCAACATCAAATTTCTGCAATAGCGGAATTGTGGGGGAGTTTCACCCAATGGGTGATAAGTGGTAACAAAGTCTTGCACCACGTACTTACCGCCGATCAAATCAACGGTTGAGCATCCTTTTTTTACAAATGCGTCTCTGCTTTCGTAATTAGCCATGGCACCAATCACCAAGGGCGTAGGCATGTCGGGGTACGACTTGCCCGCAACGTCAAGATGTGGCGTGTCCTGCGAAACTCTTGCGAAGAGCAGGGCCATGTTAGCTGCTGCCTCCATAGGCAATCCTGGGCTAAGTGGCGCGGGGGCAATGGCAATGGTGACGTTATTAAGTCGTGCATCCGTAATGGTGGTTGGATCTTCTGCGGTTGAACCGGTGATGGCAATAAATGGCTTCATGATCACCCCAACGTACCTGCCTGTAGGAATTTCAGGGTCAGGAATACCGTTAAAGTTCTCCAATGCCGTCATGATGCTTGGAACGGTCCCGTATGTATTTACAATAAGGGTGTTCCAATCATTTCCGAACAAGTCCAAAGCCGCTGCAATAGTGGGCGTACCAGAACCTGCTGTAATCTGGGCAACCGCATAGGTAATGCCCAGGCTATCGCCGTTTGTATCTATTGTAATCGAAATGTCTTGTGAAGTAAGCCCCGCCCATTTTGCCGTAGCTGTTGCCTTGGTAGCACCGGAAGTGGCAATAACAGGAGCGCCCAAAATAGCGTTGATCGCGTCAGCAATCTTGCCGGAAATACTCGCAACCGTATCGGTGGTTAAAATCTCTACGTCATAATACCCATAATCTACACCACCGCGACCCGCAACCACTACCGTATGGGTACCATTGCCAGTAATGGTGGTAAGAGAAGGGGTAATGTCCATTACCTTGGCAACCGATCCCACTGCCTTGGCCTGTGGAATAACGATTACCGGAATGCCGCCCACACCATCACCCGAAATAGGGCGAAGAATGCGCAACACGTGATAAATGGGTGAACCGTAGCCATACAATTGCCCCGCTTGTTGGGCAGAGGTAATTTCTTTGGCTGATACGTCTAAAGTAGCTTGGTTGGCTTCGTTGGCTTCCCCTAGCACAACAATTCGTTGGGGTAAGTTGGGGGAGGATGTACGGAAATCGCCTTTTTTAATCTTATATCCGACAACACGGCTTATACGTTCCGTGCCCACTGCATCTGATGCCATCCGAATGAGGTTTTTTGATTCGGAGGCAATATATAATTATCCTGAAATCTGCTAAGTTTTAGTGGAATATTTCGAACAAAGGGTAAAATTCAAAATAGTACTAATGGGTAATTGTGTTTTGGTTGGGTTTTGTTTTGAATGACGGATGTGTGTTTATGAATTCTAGGGTTCTCTTTTTGCCTAGTTCTATTGATTGAGTTATTGCCTCATCAAAAGGAAGCAATGAGAAAAGAAGCCTGTAAATATCTTCTGTTACAATATGACTTGGATTTTCTAATAGGATTATTTGACCTTTTTTTAAAAGTTTATTCTCATAAAGCGGCACAGGTAGTGACGTAGAAGGAAATACTACAGGAATCTTTTTTACACATTCAAAAATAGATTCGCTTGGTTTCAATAAGGGCAAATTATTCATTGCCTTTGAAAAATTGTCAAAAACATTTAAAACAGCCTTCATCTCCATAATTGCCTTTTTTTATTTGTGTTTTGTTTTGATTGATTCAGTCGGGCCTAAGCTGCAGCCCATAGTAACAACTACTGTTTTGGAGGGGTCAGAACCCTTCAATAAATCTATAATATCCTTATTGTAAGGTGAAATATACAACCTGCTTTTGTCTGCTATTTCTAACATTTCTTTTACGGTTCCTTCAAATATGGGATTCTCCATGTTCAATAACTTTATATACTGTTTCATTATCAACCTGCAATTCTTCACCCATCAAAGCATAATACAAATTTTGAATTTGATGTACATGTATTATAGGAACAGATGGTAAATCAGCAGACAACGTAAAAAAATGACCTGTCCAACCAACGGTAATAATACTGCTTAGGTTTGAGTTTGTTTTTCTAAAAATATACCTACCCTCTTGCCCAAACCCCATCTTAAGCAACCATTCTTCTGTGAGAATAATGGGTTTATAGTCTGGCTTTTCGGTTGCTATTACTAGCAACCTAATTTCATGATACGTAATTGTGCCAATATCACCATTTGGCAATAAAAACTTATTACCTAGCCTTAATTCTTTTGCGTCCATTGTTCTTATCTTCTTTTAATTACTAAATCTACAAAATCTTTCCACGTGTAATTTTTGATTCCCGCCTCTTGGCAGATAATCGCTACAATAATGTCACGTATGGCCATGTTGTAAATGCGCACGTCCCAAAAGTGGTTTTGTAGGTTAGAGGACTTTTTGACCCACTTAGCCGCCACTCCTTCACCGTCTTTGGATTCAACCACCCTATGTTCTGCCTCGTAGTGCATGAAATAGTTCTTGTATAGGTACAAACCACCGGAAGGAGTGGGGTAGTTCATGAACCCATAGGGCTGTGATTCATCATTTCCAGCATCATATTTCAAACGGATGAGCTCAGAAAGGCGATCTTTAATTTGTCCTACTTCCAAAATATACAGCTTTTTCCGCTCTTTCCCATGCTTGAAAACAGGTAAATCTGCCCCAAATCTTCTGTAAACCCCGTCTTTATCTCCTTTTAAAGCCACTACATTTAGGTTAGTGCTGTCAATGAAGGAGTAAGCCTGTGTGGTATAGTGCCCAGAATCTAAACCGGTCATGAATATTTTCATTCTCCGGTCTGTATCCGTCATGAAAACCTGCGAAATTACCCTAGTAAGTTCCGGCCAAACACTGTTGCTTTTGTTGTGGTCATATGTCCACTTAACCCGGTCCTGCTTAAACTTCTGCCCGTCTTCCCTTGGCACAAACGTACCTACACTGCCATGGATGATACTGTAATTGCTTCCAGACTCAGACCAAGCTAATATTTCATAGTCTAAGCGGGCATCATCTACGATACCGTTCATATCCACTGCACACGTAAGAAGAACAATAGCCCCGTTGCCCTCATTCATGCTCAACTTTTCGGGAATAAGCCCAATCTCGTAATTCCGAATGTTCTTTTGGATCTCGTTGGCATTCGGGCTTTCTCCTACTTCCTCGTAGGGCAAACCCAAATCTAGGTTCATAAAAGTTTGGTATTTGTTCTCATCCCTTGGCCTACCCACAGGATTACATTCTAGCCACTTGTATACATAATGGGTCCAATCGCTCATGCCATGCGGGCTGTAAAGACTCGACATGTAGTAAGAATAGAATTCCAGTTTAAACGGCTTGGCTGTGGGCTCCCAATATCCTTTAGTAATAAAATCACCCTTGTATTGGTCTGTAAAGAAATCGCCACACTCTTGGCAGATGTACCCCACCGTTTCGGGTATCAGCTTGTTGTCATCGCTCAGTTTCCAAGTGATGCCCGCAGTTTCGCCGTTCTTTCCTTCAACGGTCCACTTCAGTTCTATGTAGGCGCTGCAGCAAGGGCAAGGCACAAGAAACTTACGTTGGTCACCCATTTTGTACACCTCCAAAATATTGGAAGTCTTTTCTACTTCCGGAGAGGAGACGTAAAGAACCTTTCGGGTTTTGCTGTAAGCGGTAAAACGCTTTTCTATCAATCCCCTTGTATTACCTGCAATCTTGCTGTTTCCTTTTACCGCCTCGTAGTCATCAATCAACCCAAATTTGTAATCTACCTGTCTCCAAATCTTAGGATTACCGGCAGCGGAAAGCTTAAGGTACCCGTTTGGGAATTGCTTTATCGTGTTAGTGTCTCCGGTCTTTTGGTTCTTGGCACGTTGGGCAGTTGGCTTTATCATTTTGCGCAAGCCTGTAGAATCGAGCATGGCATCTATTTTGTCCATCGCCTCAGAAATCAAATCTTCATGGCCCACGGTCATAATGATATTGCCAGGATCATTGGCAATGATGTACCCAATCACGGGAATAATAATGGAGGCTGTCTTTCCAAACTGAGCCGCACCCATTACCGCAATTTCCCTAGCTGGATGATCTGGTGCAAAGCAATCTATAATCTCTCGGGTGTAAGGTGTCTTTTCATACCTCAAAGGACCGGGGAAAGGCTTGGGCATAATGATGTTTTCCTCTGCCCAGACGGAAGGCCGTAAATCAGATATCCGAACTGCAGAAGAATCTATGATGTCTTCGAGTTGGAAATGATAATTAACAAGATCCTCAATTTGATCAATCATGCTCGCCCACTTCACGTTTCACAGTGTATTCATCAACTAGCGTTCTCATATACCGCTTGGTAGCTGCCTCTGCTTTTCCTGCACCATTGTTTAGAATCTGCACCATTTTGCCCCGTAAAAGCGCTAATTGTTCGCCAGAAAGTCGCGCCTCTTGGGTAATGTTTATCAAAAGTTCCTCTAATCCGTCCTTATGAGAGGTCATGATTGATTGAGAATGAGTAGTAAAAAGCTGTTTAATAAGCTCAATTGGCACCACTTCACCCCGTAATTTCTGCTCTTTTAGATGCAAAAGCCGTGTTTCAGCCCCCTTTTTTTCTAATTCTACTAACTTCAATTCCCTATCCAGCTTAAAAGCTGAATCATCTACCTTAGGTTGGTAAACGCTAGTACGCCTTTGTTTAGGTTCCGTCTTTTTATCAGCAGGAATTTCAGAGGAAGAAGTTTCAACTTCAACCGCTTCAACTGGCGGCCTACTTGCCGCCTTTAATTGGTAGTTGGTATAGAATTTAGCGTTTTTGTAATCAGTGTCATCTATCAACCCCTCTGAGGTTAGCACCACATTGCCTCTTTCTATCGCCTTACCGATTATTCCCCTGTCACCACCCTTTTGCGGATCAAGCCCGCACAACTGAGTAAACTGGTTTCTGTTATGAAGAGCCATATTTTATATTGTTGACATGCCATTTTGGCATATAAAACATATGTCAACGTAATTTAGGCAAAAGTTGACACTTTTGTTGACATCAAACGAAATATCCCCGTACAGTTTTTTTGCCGCAGCTTCGCATCCATTGCGCAACCAAAAGAAAGTCAGCGGAGTACCTTTGATGTTTATATAATACATACACTGTAACGTATAGACATAAATAGATAGGCAAGCGGACCGCCGAAGGCCCACACTATAGGCATTCTGATTTTTCAAAATTTTTTCTTTTTGTTCTCGCTTATGCACTAGGGGGGGGCGGGCGCGATCCTACCAATCATCATTAGGCCTATCGTCAAGCTCCCCAAACACACCATACCTTTGAGGGTCAAAGGCAATCCCCATCTGATAGAGCATATTAGTAAGCATATGCAAGTGAGGCTTGTTGCTGCCCCTGCTCCTGCGCAATAGCTTTTCTTCCATCCAAGGCTCATATTTTGCCAAACACATGACATAGAACGGAGCCATTGACCTATCATATACAAAACCGTCATTCGCCAGTAAGTCGTTATACTCCTCCTTCCAACCCGAATAAAGGGCAATCTTTTTCGGGACAATCAACAAGTCCTGAATGATGAAAGACCCGTCCGTGTCCATCATCGGCCTAGCCTCAATACCTACCAAGTACCGGAAGTCTTCCCGAAACAACAATGCCCCCTCAGCGCTCATTTCCATAGGCTACCATCTCCCCAGGGCTACGCCCGTCCTTGTGGAATATCTGTAACCTAAGATTGTGTATTCGGGTGAGAAAAACAAAGTATTGTTCCTTATCCCCGTACTCTACATGGCATTCCCTGCACACTGCCATGAGATTAGAAATATGGTCTATATCTATACCTCGTTTAGTGGTCTTCTTACCTCCCATACCACGGCACTCAATGTGGTGGATGTCAGAGTAAGGCCTTTCACACACCTCACAGCCAACGTAACAACCTACAGTTAGCCCGAAGTAGGTAAAATATACTTTAACGTGCGGTTCCATAAATTCCCCTCCTTTTTTCAAGGAGGGGTAGGGGTGGTTAGTTAAACAGCATTTACTCCAAGGAGCTTGTTAAAGCATTGCATTACCTCTCCATTTCCGGTGATTTTATGCACCTCATTTTGAAGCTTACTAATTTCCTGTTCAGAAAACGACCTTTCTAATTTCACCATGTTTTTAGCCAACAAACTA